TTTGCCTTGGCGTAGAACGTTATCTTGTTCGCCGCCGTCACCGCGCGGTAAATGAGCGCCCATGCATCCGCCTGCTTCTCCGCGTCCGCAAAGGTCGCCGACGGCACGATGTCTATCAGCGGCTTGTCCGTCGCGAGTATGCCGTTTATCGTCTGCTCCTTGGTGTAAGGCGCGGCACTCCCGCTCCACGTCGTGTTCAGCGTCGCCGTGTAGTCGACGGAAACCGCGTGGTCTGCAAGCTTCGCCATCGTCACGGCCTTATCCTTTATCTTCGCCGTCTCAACTGCCGAGGCTTCAATGTTCCCCGCCTTTACTGTTATCGGGTCTGCCCCGTCCGGCAGGTGCCGCGCGTTGTGGTAGGGCATCGCCGTCAGCGCCGCGTAGAACGTCGCCTCCGTCCCTGTGTACCCGGCCTCGACCGCCGCGGCGTATGCGCTCTTGCCTGCGGCTCCCGTCTCGCCCTTGTCTCCCTTAGCGCCGCGTATGTTCTGCGTCTCTGGGTTATCTAATCCGCCGTCGTTCGTCCAGCTCAGATTTCCATTGCCGTCAAGGTGCGGGGTAAAGGTCGTGCCTGCCGCGCCTGTGTCGCCTTTCGCGCCCTGTATCGTGCCGTTGTTGATCCACTCTCCGCTTACTCCGTCGTAGATGTACACGTCATACGGCGCGGCACTTCCCACGCAGTAGGCGTCGCCCGGCGCCGGCTCCGGTACTCCCTCCTCCAGCGCAGCAGTCGATGCGTAGTAGCCCTTTATCTCGAAGCTCTTTCCGTCCTTGCCGTTGAACTTCCCGGCGTCCGCCGCAGCCTTTACCGCCTGCGCCGTCAGAAGCGCCTGCGCGGCCTTCGCGTCTATCTGCTCCGCCACGCTCTGCGGCAGCACGTGCAGCGGCGCGTCCACAAGTCCGCTCTCCTTCACCGTCAGCACGACCACGACTGTCGTCAGCCTCGCCGTGTCCTTTGTGCCCGTCAGGTATATCTCCCATTCGCCCGCCGTGAGGTTCAGCGCATCCTCTTCGGTGATGCAGTCCTCCCCGTCAAGCGCTATGTCGTATACCGTCTCTCCCCTGCGGAAGTGCGCCCAGCGCGTATAGCCGTCCCATTCATCACCGGTGAAATGAAACTGCGCCGTCAGGTACTTCAGGCTGTCCGCCGCCGTCACCGGCGTGAACATCTTGAGGCTCTGGCCGCTCACATAAAACTCCATCATGCCGCGCCGCCCTCCTGTCTCTCGTTGAGCTTCTGCGTCAGGCGCACAAGGTAATCCCGCAGCTGCGCCAGCTGCTCCTCAACGCTCCCCGTGAGTATCGGGGGGTATTCAAATACTTCCATCACATATCACTCCCGAAAGATATTATCTTTGCCGCGGAGAACAGCCGGAACATCCCCTTGCCCTCGAGCCTGATCCTCATGTGGTCGCAGCGCCGCGGCCTTATGGGCACCGTCACCGTGTTCGTCCCCTTGAGCTTTATCCTGCCCTTGCGCTCCCATACGCCCGAGGAGTCATACTGGATGTATACGTCCATCTCCGCGCCCTCCTCCATCTGCGCGCGTATGTTGAGGCGCGAAACGTATTTCTTGTCCGGGTACTGGTAGTACAGTATTCCCGTCTCCGCTCTCCAGCTGACAAACGGCTCCGGTTCCCCCACTGTGCCCTGGAGTGCGTAGAGAAGCTTACCGGATATTGCATACAGCTCATCGCCCACCCGCGCGAAGCTGTCGACTTCCAAGCTGTCCTCGCGCATCCACAGGCGCTTCCCCATGTCGTATACGAAGAGCTGGTATTCACCCTCGCTGTTCTTCATGGATATGTAGTACCTGTCGCGTATCGCTCCTGCCGCGGCGTCGGAGTATAGCTCCTCGCCCAGCGCGTCGGATATGCTGCTCGGAAAGCCTCCCTGGTACGCGCATATATCCGACCGTGATTTATACAGCAGCGTCTCGTTTACGACGACAAGGCTCTTCCCGCTGCCTTTCTGCACGCCGCGGCAGGCCGTCTCGTTTATCTGGTGCGCCCCGTATGCGGATATGGACACGCGGTGTATCCTGTCCTCCTTGAAGAAGGTGGGGTAGCCAAGGTAATTCACCGCGCCTGTCCACGGCCCGTCAGATCCGACCGAGGCCGTCCATGAGTCCGTGCTCAGTCCCATGTACTGCCGCCAGTTCTTGAAGTCGCCGAGCGCGCAGCAGTATATTTCGTTGAGGCTCTGCTCCCCGTCGTTTCCGTAGTAGCAGCCCCAGAGCCTGTTCTGGCTCTCGCATATGTAGTCCATCTGCGGCACCGTGCGCTTTATGCTGACCGTGCCCGTCGTCTGCTCATATGCCGCTTCGAGCAGTCCTGTCACTACTATGTAGTCCAGCACAGTCTCGCTCCCGCCTATGGCGTATATGACCTTCGTCCCGTTCACGTCCTCGACGCCCGCCCCGGATATCTCCACCCCGTCGTATACACTGAAGAGCCCCGGCAGCTCGCCCTCGGATATGAACTGTACCCTCGTGTACACCGTCGGCACCGATACCCACTCCTGCGTTGCGCTGCTCCACTGCTTGAGCACGTGCTTCTCCTGCGAGGTGTCTATCCACAGCGCCGCGTTCTCCGGCTGCTCAGGTGCCGCCGCCGAGACTGTTGGCTTTGCGTACTCCGTGCTGTCCGCCCGGCACATCGTGTACTTCACCGTGCCGGTCGAGGTGTAGTATGCCTCCATGCTCCCGTAGTCGGCGGCGTCGGCGGTGTTATAGTATTTCTTGTCCGGGAACACGCAGATATATGCCCCCATGCTCACCAGCTGCTTCTCCCCCGCCGTGAGACCTGTCAGCG